TATTTAATCTCTTATGTTGGTGGATTCGTAGCACAATCAACTGAAACTTCTATTTGGCAAGGTGTTGCGGCAACTAACGGACAATTCGGTGGTTTCCAAGCAGCATTCTCTGCATCAGTAGCGTTATCTTCTTCTACTTCAGTAATCGCAGCAGGAGCTTCTTCACCAACATCACACACAGGTGCGATTTCTGGTTCAGTAACTTCAGCTAACGTATTATCTAAATTAGATTCAGTAGTTAACTCTATCCCTACAGCAGTATATGGTAAGGAAGACGTTTTACTTTACGTTTCAACTAACGTAGGTAAGGCTTACCAACAAGCATTAGCAGGTGGAGCAGTAGGAGCAAACGGATGGAACAATACAATGAACGTTGGTGAGAAACCATTCAACTTCAACGGTATTGAAATCGTTCTTTGTCCTGGTTTATCTGACAACAAAATCGTAGCAGCACAAAAATCTAACTTATTCTTCGGTACAGGTTTATTATCTGACCATAATGAAGTTAAAGTATTAGACATGGCTGACTTGGATGGTTCTCAAAATTACAGAGTAATTATGAGATACACTGCTGGTACTCAATTCGGTATCGGACAAGACATCGTTTACTACGGAGCTTACTAATAAAAATCTTTAGAGTGGGGAGTAATCCTCACTCTTTAATAAGTTATATAAACAAACAAATAAATTTAATATAGATGCCTTGTAATTTATCAGCTGGAAGAAACGAAGTTTGTAAAGAGAGTATCGGTGGTTTGAAAGGAGTTTACTTCATCAACTACACTACATCATCTTTTACAAAGAACGCAAGTGGACAGGTAACTGCCCTACCAGCAGCAACAACAGCGTATTTTTATGAATTAAAAGGAACATCAGCATATACTGAAACTGTAAACTCATCTAGAGATAATGGTACTACATTCTTTTCACAAGAAGTGGTATTGAACTTAAAGAAGTTAACTAATGAGATGACAACACAATTGAAGTTAATGGCTTATGGAAGACCTCAGATTATTGTTTGGACGAATAACGGAGATGCATTATTAGTAGGTGAAACACAAGGAGCAGATTTGACTGCGGGTACTATTCAAACAGGCGGAGGATTGGGTGACCTATATGGTTATTCAATTTCAATGACTGGAATTGAACAATTACCAGCATCATTTATCTCTGGTTCTACTACAGGTAGTGCGTTTGCGAGTATTTCAGCACCAACAATTGTTTATGGTTCAGTAGCTTAATAGCTTCTAACCTTTAATCATAAAGAACTTAAAGAGGTAATCAGAAATGGTTACCTTTTTTCATGCACAAAACATTTTCAGTTTTTGTTGTTATTATATTAACAGATAAATCATAGATAAATGCTAGCTTATTACACCACAGGCAGTAATGTTTTCACCTTAAGAACAGAAGAATTCCCTTCAGGAGCAGCTTTACTTCTTAATTTAGAAAATATGTTCACATTAGTTAAGACTTCATCCTCAATAAATGGATATTCTTTTAATGATTATGAGAACCTACTACAATTTACTGCATCAATAGCAAGTTCTTCTGTAGCAGGAGAATATAGAGCAACAATAACATCAGGTTCAACAGATATATGGGCTGGTTCAATTCAAGTCTACACATCTCAATCTAATGTGACAGTTTATACAAATCAAAACCAACAATATATCAGTAACGTAACTGATAACGAATACATAATAATGAACTAATATGAATAAACAAATTCAAAATTTTTCAGTAGTTTCCTTAGCACAACAGGATGTGCCCGTAATAACAGAAGATGTAAAGACCCGATATAATTGGGTGCCATTTGGAGTAAGAATGCAAGATGATTTCTTTCCAATTGTTACTATGGCATTTCAAACTTCTACAACCAATGCAGCATGTGTTGAGGGTGTAAGTGATTTAATCTTTGGAAAAGGAATCTATACAAAGAATGAAGGGTTTACAGAGAACCTAGCTAAGTTATTACCACAGGAAGAATTGAAGAGAGTAATCTTTGACCTAAAACTTTATGGTAATGGAGCATTTCAAGTAATTTGGAATGATGAGCATACTAAAATAGTAAAGTTCTATCACATACCCGTACAAACTTTAAGAGCTGAAAAGATTTATGATACAGCAAAGATAGAGAATTATTTCTATTGTACTGATTGGTATGATATGAGAAAGGTAAGAGATAAGAAAACTATCCCTGCTTTTGGAACATCTAATGAGAAAAGAGAAATCTTATACATAAAGAATTACACACCAGGTAAGTATTACTATAGTACCCCTGATTGGATAGCAGCCCTTCAATTTTCGGAGGTAGAAGCTGAGTTGAGTAATCTACATATCAACAACATAGAAAATGGATTCTTGCCACTCGTAATGGTTAATATGAACAATGGTATTCCAGCTCCTGAAGAGAGAGATACTATTGAAGACCTAATTGAGAGAAAGTTCACAGGTACTCGTAATGCAGGAAGGTTTATGATTTCATTTAACGATGATGTAGCTAACAAACCTACGATTGATACAATCAACATTGAGAACCTACATGAAAAGTTCCAATATGTTGCTGATTACGCACAGGATAGAATCTTAGTTGCTCATAGAATTACTTCACCTTTATTGTTTGGTATCAGAACTGCTAATAATGGATTCTCCTCTCAATCAGAAGAGATGAAAACAGCGTTCTCTATTATGCAATCAATGACAATTCAACCATTCCAAAACTTAATATTAAACTTCTTAAACGATGCATTAGTAGAAGGTGGATGGAGTAATACAGAACTATACTTTGAGCAATTAACTCCATTGGCAATCCTATCAGAGCAAGCTGAAGATACTGGTAAGAGTGTTGAGCAAGTAGAAGATGAAACAAATAAGGCTATGGAAAATCCTGATTCAGTTAATGAAGAAACAGGCAATGTAGAACAATTAGGTGAAGAAGGATGGGTTTATACATCTCAACCAAACTTTACTAAAAATTACGAAGTATATAAATAAATAAAATATGGCATACGCATTATTCATAACAAGAAACGATATAATTAAGAACACTCCTTTACAGGGTGCTATTGATGCTGATAAGTTATTACCATTTGTGAGAACAGCGCAAGATAAGTATATGTTAAACTTATTGGGAACCGTTCTATTCTACTATCTGCAAGAAAAGATTGAAACAAATACAATTAGTACATTAGGGCCTGCATATCAGGATTTAATTAACGACCACATCAAACCTACTTTAATATGGTATAGTTGTGTTGAGTATATTCCATTCTCTTCTATATCATTTAAGAGTGAAGGAGCAGTTAAACACTTATCAGACCAATCAGTTGCGCCTGGTAAGAATGAAGTAGATTACTTAAAGTATCACGCACAATCAAATGCTGATTACTACGCTACTAGATTACAGAACTATTTAATATCTTATTCTAATTTGATACCAGAATACTTAGAATCTGTAGGAAACCAAACACAAATCTTCCCTGATATGAGTAACACTTACTTCGGTGGAATAAATTTATAATTTATACTATGGCAATAATAAACGATAGTGGGCAGAACTTTACACTCTACTATAATGTATTAGAGTATTTCAAAACTATTATGAGTAACCATCCTTCATTGGGTTCAGTTACTCAGGGTGATATATTTGAAATAGATGCTAGAGAATTTCCTGTCTATCCATTAGGAAACATCTTAATCACAAATGCAAGTTTTGGTTTAAAAACTTCTACGTTTACTTGTCAATTGACAATTGCGGATAAAGTTAAGTTAAAGAACAATGAATCATCTGGAAGTACAAACTTTCAGGTTATTCCTTTTAATGGTACTGATGATGTTGTTGATATTCACGCCAACACATTAGCTATCTTAAATGATTTAACTTCATATACACAAAGAAGTGTTGAGGCAGCTGAAATAAATGATGATATAGATTGTGTTCCATTCAAAGATAATTTTGATAATGGATTAGCAGGATGGGTATGTACATTTGATATGTTGGTACACAATGATAAGAACATTTGTCTTTTCCCATTGTTACCACAAGTCGTTGTACCACCATCACCAACTACTACCACAACAACATCTGGCCCTACTACTACAACAACTGCAGGGCCTACTACAACCACTACTACATCAACTACTACAACTACTACATTAGCTCCAATAACATTTGAAGCAAGTGGAAGTTGTAATGGATTTGAAGGTAATGGTGTAATAGATGTTTACAATGTTTTAGGAGGAGGTAGTTTCCCTAAGTTTGTTAGTTTAAACGATGGAGTATTTTTCCCATTAACTACACCAACACAATCATTCACAGGATTAGGTGATGGAACATTTGAAGTGACAGTTAAGAACAATGAAGGATTTGAAGCATCACAATCTGTAGTAATTGATTGTGTTCCAGCTCCTACAACTACTACCACTTCGACTACAACTACAACATCAACAACTACATTAGCACCAATCAGTATAAATGTAAGTGGAAGTTGTTTACCATCAGGTGGAGCTGAATTAACTATATTAGGAATTACAGGCGGAAGTGGTGGACCTTATTTCCATTCATTACAACAAGATGGAGTTTATTTACCATCATCTTCTGAATATAATACATACACTAATTTAAATAATACAATTTATACGGTGTATGCAGATAATAACTTTGGTAGTACAGGTTCTCAATCAGTTGATTTGAGTGGTTGTCAGCCGTTACCAACGACTACAACAACAACGACTACAACTACCACAACTACAGCAGCACCAACAACGACAACGACTAGTACGACTACAACAACTAGTACAAGTACAACTACTACAACAACAGCAGCACCAATTTTCCCTTCTTCATATACCGCAGAATACTTAATTGTAGCGGGTGGTGGAGGAGCAAGTAGAAATGGTTCTGGTGGTGGAGGAGCCGGTGGATTGCTAAGCGGTTCTGTAACATTTACTACATCATCTATCCAAACATTATCAGTAATAGTTGGAGCAGGTGGAGCAGGTAATGTACTTACTTCTGGTAGTAATGGTTCTACATCATCATTCTTCTCAACATCATCAATTGGTGGTGGTGGAGCAGGTGGAGGTATTGCATTAGGTAGTTTCGGACAACTAGGTGGAAGTGGAGGAGGTTCACATAGATTAGATGCATTTGGAAGCGGAACTTTGGGTCAAGGATTTAATGGTAATAATGGTGGATTTGGTTCACCGTCGGCATCCAATGGTGGAGGTGGTGGAGGAGCTTCTCAATCTGGCTCACAATCTACACAAGAATACTCTTTTATCTATGGTACTAATTTATTAACCGGTGGTGCAGGAGGAAGTGGCTCACAATGGTTAAACGGAACATTCTACGCCGGAGGCGGTGGAGGTGGAGCTACTTATGCAGGATTAGGTGGACCTGGTGGCGGTGGAAATGGTGGTATTGATTCGGCATTATTTGGATTACCTGGCACAGGAAGCGCAGGTGTTACTAATACAGGTGGAGGTGCCGGTGGTAATGGTAATCAGGGTGATTTTAATGCACCAAATGGAGGTTCAGGAGTTGTAATTATTAGATACGCTAACGCTACACCAATAGCGTTGGGTGGATTGATTACATCACAATCTGGATACATTTACCATACATTTAATGCATCATCTACATATAAAACATATAATCTTTAATTGATATGGCACACTACGCAAAAATAGAAAACGATATAGTAACAAATGTAATTGTTGCTGACGAAGATTTTATACAAACATTAGATGGTGAGTGGATACAAACATCTTATAATACAAAAGGAGGAGTACATCTATTAGGTGGAACTCCTCTTCGTAAGAACTATGCTGGAATAGGATATACCTATGATAGAGAAAGAGATGCTTTTATTGAAGCACAACCATCAGAAGAATATGTTCTAAACGAAGATAAATGTATATGGGAATTACCATTACATTTAATAAATGAAAACTCAGGCTCATTATAATGGCAAATTTTCCTACTTTAAAAGATGTAGCAAAACAATATGAGAACCTCGCTAAACTAAACATTCAGCGAGGTGATACTCGTGCAATTAAGACGGGTAGATTGAGAGATAGTATTAAAGTTACTACATCTCAGATT